ACCGACCGTTGAATGTTCGCACGAGTGATCTTGGCATTCCGAAATGCCCTGGCGGCATCAACTATGCGCGAAGCATAGTTGGGGAGGTCACTCGGTGGTAACCGTCCCGCGGTAAGGCAGTACCCACTGCCCTCTTCCGCCAGCATTCTCTTTCTTTTGTTATACCAGGCGTGGGAGAGAATGGAGAGGATTGAATCCTCACACGCGTCTGGTCTCTTTTCACATCGCACGGAACGCCAGCTACGACCCGAGGGTATAGCCGGTATTCTCCGCTGACGAGCGGGCTTGTCTGTAGCGATCTCAATGGCACGCTGGCGTACCAGATTTACCCTTTCGTGGATGTGCTGAACCTCTTCCTCTGATGTCAAATCATATCCCTCCGGACGAGGGCATATGGGGAAAAGGTTCGTGGCCTCGGTTTGTCTAACGGCCGGAACACTTAAAAGCGCCTTTTTGATCTTACGATCCTGACGGCAGACAACTTGAAGTGTGGGAGGAAGGTGGGAGTAACCCTTGTATGCCTGTCTCGCCAACTGTTGGCAATTGGCTCGGACCACCCTTCGGAAACCTCCCGGTGTTAATGTGGACTCACGAGCAAACGCGAGCACATCCTCCACCTCCGGCTTCATGTACAATGAAGCCACATTCACCTTCCTTTCTTCCTTACCCTGACGGAACAACGTAGAGTTGATCTCAGCTAGTTCTGGACTCGCAAGAGTCTTCTCTTTATTGGTCGTAAGGCCTATCTTGTCACCGTGAAAAATCACGCGCGCGGCAAGACCTTCGTCACCAGCTGAAAGAGGCCGGGGTTCGGTAGTAAGGAGATCATCCCCATTTACCAGTAGGGGATGACTCGTCCACTCTTTAAACGACAATTGTCCTTCCTGCAGCCGGTCTGCGAGTGCGAGGTCTACCAACGTCTTATTACAGAGCGAAAGTAGGGGGAAAGACAACAAACTGCCCATGGGTTGCCCTCGCGTGGCTTGCCCATCAAATCCCTCAAGTTTCAACGCAGACAGTACCCGCATACACTTCACCTCCTCGGTGGAAAGTGGGGGGTCTGCTCGCTCGATCAAGGCTTCGACAGCCGCCTCTACGTACGGCTGTTTAATGTTATCGGTGGCTGACTCGTAGTCAAAGGACAGGTAATCCTTACCACCAAGTTCCTTGACGCGCTCAGGTGTCGGCGGACCAACCAGACACCATTTCCTTTTTTCGATGTACCTCTGCATGCAGGCATGCAACGGGTAAAGAATAGAGCTATTGTAACTGCTGTACATAGTTACAATCCGGGGTTTCCCGGAGGAAAAGACGAGGTCAAAACGGCACTCATCTGAAAATTCCTCTCTATTCCAATTCCCGCCCTTCTTTCTTGTGTGGTGAAGGGAGGCGTTCCCATTCGGAAAATATGGGATACCTTTCGACATCCGATTCCAACCGGCCGCGACGTTGATTTTAAACGCCTTCTTGAACCGTTCAAGGTGCTGCGGATCGACCTCTATCGGTTGAAATCGTGCTTTCCGCCAAGTTTCTAAACGTTCCAAGAAACGAGGCTCACAAGAAGAGCAACAACCCTCTTCGAGTTTTTGGACGGTCTTAATTGACAATCGTGTGCGAAGACACACACCGTCCGGAAAGCAACTCAAAACTGCGGATCTGAGTGCACCGCATTGAATTTCGAGTGGAAGATCCCTTACGGGTTCAACACCAAGTTCTTCGCCGAGGTGTAGGGTCGAAACCAACGCCTGCTTCCACAGGCGCGCTGTCTTTTTACAGCTCGTATCGTCCTCGGATAGAGGGCCGAACCGATTGGAGCTCCGTATTTCTACGGACGATCGGTGCGGCTTTGACCCGATGATACGGTATTGACGTTGTTGCCATTCTTTAAGTTTTTGTTTAAAAGAAGTCTCGAGAGGAGAAGACTCCTTGACACGCCCCACGTTTAAGGGACTCGCACCCAAGGTGGTTCGTTTCTGGGCGGTCCCAAATCCCACCTTCCGAGGAAGGCTTGTGATCTGATCGTTCCGAAATGGGTAACCAGGCGTTTCCGACCCGATGGCTTGGCGTGTAAGACGACTGAATAGAAACCCGCGGGAACGGGATGAGCAGTCTTGTCTTCTTTTCATTTTCATTTTAATAGTTTCTTTCGATAACTTTATACTCCTATCGACGGATTGCACCGAACATATGGAGTCGCGTTGGTTCGATCACAGATGAGCGTTGCGTTCGCGTTTCTGGTGCTTTTTAAGACCCTCAACCCCAGAGGGCTGAAGACCGGCGTGCTCGTGTCGCTTGCCAGGACTCTAGTGTCCCCGGAGGTTAACCTCCGTGCCAGGTACGTAACTGGTATCGGGATGCTGTTTCTGTTTAAGTGTGTGACAGCCAAATCCACGGGGTTTGACACCCTACACTTTGCCATCGTGCAGGACACGAGAACCTTCGGAAAGGCCCCCGATTCGGAAG